GTATGCAGCGTACGTAGGCAGGGCAATAATATAAACACATCTTGCACTCGTCGTATATGGAGATTTTCCTGCCTCTTAACCAACACAATATCCCTCCGGCAGTCACCAGTTCACCGCCTCCCCCGGCAACAACCCCACCCGCCCGGGCAACGGCCGTTCTTCCATCACCGCCCGCCAATTTACCCCGACGAAGCACAGGTACCGGCGAACCAGGATTAGCCACACCGCTGGTTGTCTAAATTCAATGTACTCGCCAATACTAATTAAGCCGAACATTCTTTTTGTTTCCTTTCCGCCTTTTCCACCGTTACCACACTCCAGAATCCCCCCAACTCCGGCACACACACCGCCACCAGACCGCCACCCAGCGGCACCTCTATTGCCGCGTTTTGCACTTCCGCGCCCGCCGGGAGCATGCCCAGGAGCATCCGCCGTACTTCCCCGGCGGTTAACTCTCCCTGGCCGCCGCGTTCTCTATATCTCTGCGCGGCGTGAGCAGTGAGGATAACGGTTGATTTTCTACGCCTGCTGCTCATTGCAGTCGCCTGCCTCGTTTTTTATTTAGCGCATTTGTATATTTGCGCAAGTAATCCTCCCTGGAGACTATTCTAATCGGCATTTTACTCAACCTCCTCGTTAATAACTGCTTCTATGTCTTCAATTTCCTTGGCCACTATATAAACTCCCCCATGCGCTTGAATTTCCTGCCGCATTATCTCCTGCGCTCCGGATAGTTTTGCGCGAGAGCGCTGGCTCTTGCATTCGATGTAAATTGTTTTGCCGTCTTTAAGGCAAATTAAGTCCGGCAGCCCCGGTTTGCTGCCAAGGCTTTGGTGAATCCTCATGACTAACCAACCAGTCGCTTCAAGATATGCTCTAACCTGAATCAAAACTTCCGCCTCGCTCATTTTCTTTTGAGCGAAAACACTTACGCCCTGTTCCTGTTTTTGCCTACGGATTTCACCGAGTTCGAGGTTAACGCCTAATTTCTTTGCTTCTTTAACGTTTAGCCTGGTCACTGTCTTATTGCCTTTCTGTCGTCGTTTTCCCAAACATCAATCCTGGCCAACCGATGACCAATAGCTCCCCTGGTTTTACTCAGCATCTGCCCGATTTCACTGTAGCTCAACTCCTGGTTTCTAAATAGCCGCCTCAAGGCTTCATCCTCCTCCGGCGTCCAACGGCGCACTAAATATTTAGCCTGGTCAAGTTCCCGCTTCTTCCGCAGCCACCCCGGCTCCTGCCGGGCAGCCCTGATTCGCTTTACCGCCCCCGTGGCAACCTCTGCAACAAATTCCATAAACGCCGTTTTCAGGTGCCAGGGTATCTCTCTGCGCACTTTTCCCTCTTCTCGCCGTACCTTAATTTTTTCAGCCAGCCACTCCTTTTCCCGAACCGCCTTTATGATGTCGCCAGCCGTCCGGGTGTCCCAGAGGTTCTGGTTTTCCCGAAGGAAACGAAGGAATTCCCGCGGCTTAACTTCGATGATTCCCCGGCACTTGCCCCGTTCTCTCCCGGTTTTAGCCACTTTTGCTTTAAGCAGACCGGCTTGTATCCACCTATCGACTTTACGGTGGTCCACGCCCAGGAGTCCGCAAATTTCACGCTTGTTAAAGCAACTTCGGTCTTGAACAGGGCCTAGCTTCAGGCGCTTGGACTTAACCAGAATGCCGTGTTTCGTGCGATTTAATTTTTTCGCCAACTGGCAAATTGAAAGCTTGCCCCAGTTTTCGCGAAGGAAGGTTATATCTTCCGGTGTCCACCGGAGTTCTTTTTTGCGGCGCAGGCCCAGGGTGCCGGCTTTGTCGTTAATGCTCGGAATACTGCGATTCAGGCGCCTGGCCAGCTCGGCGCGGGGCAGTTTGCCCCAGTTTTCGCGAAGGAAGGTTAACTCTTCGTCGGTCCAGGGTTTTGTCCATGGCTTTGGGCGCATGGGACCACCTCCTGATTCACCTGGTTAAGCTGAAATTCTTGTTGATTACCCGAACATATATTCCCCGAACACGGAAAGCCTTAAGTATCAAGCTGTTACATCTAAATACCCCTTCTGTTACACCTTATTTAAACCCCAAAATCCTTATTTCTCTAGGCTTTAGCCTGTTCGTTACACTTGTTACACCTAAAAACAATATAGATATATTTTTTTTTATGATCGTATGATCGCGTATACGCGTATACGTGTGTGTGCGTGAAAAAGGTTTTGTATTAACTTTAAGTGTAACAAGTGTAACAGTGTAACAACATATCTCTAACTATTGATTTTACTGAATTCATGCTGTTACACTCAGAATTAACTCAGGTATAACAAGGTGTAACAACTAAATATCGTCCCAGGAAAACTCTTTTTCAGTTCTTTCTCTCTTAAATTCCTCATCAGGGAACACACATTCAACCGGGATACAGATTACCCGCGCCACGTAAGAATCGCCACCAGCGGGATGAACGCGCTGGTTCCTTGCCGATTTTCCCGCCTTATCCGGGATAACTACCCCTTCCCGGACCAGACCCTTGCGGACAGTTTCTCCCTCAATGCCCAGGTATTTTTTAACCGTCTCGTTAAAGGCGTTCGGGAAAAACCCCACCGCTTTACGTTCACCAATATTAACCAATCCCCCGATATACCCGCCCGAAGGCAACCGCTCCCGGCCACTGACATCCACCAGTTCCATTCCGGCTATCCGGTGTACATTTTCCGCAGCATAGCTCTGAATCACAGCCAGGGCTTTTTTCCACAGGGGAACCGTATCCAACTCCGCGGTTATCTTTTCCCAGGCTCTCATCATCGCGGCCAGACTCACGTCCAGCGCCGCCCTCCACTCCATCCCCAGGCTTTCAAGCAATAACTGCAATCCCGTCCAGCAAGCTGCTACCCGGGTAGCCATTCGCATGGCAATAGACTTCGTTTCCCCGTCGATACCCAGGGGCAGAGCCTTGTCCAGCAGGCCGTAGAACTTTTCGTAATAGTCCAGAATCCTGTCCCATTTCCCGCCGGCCAATTGGTCGACCAGATAACTGATATAAGCATGTCCCGCGTGCCCGTAGTGGGAAAAATACTCCGCCCGCAACCGGCGCAACTCTTCCCCGCGTTCTGGGCTCCGGCCGCCGAACACCGGCGGCAGCGTGATTACCCTGGCTTCGATTCCTTCCCTGGCGGCAAATGTCTTCAGACTGCGCTCAGAGGATAGCAGCACCGTGTTAAAGAACTGCCTGGTCGCCCGCATTCCCCCGGACCGGTTGCCCCTTTCCCGGCCCATGCCCAAGGCCAGGGCGTAGACCAGTTTTAAAGCCGTGTCCTCCCGGGAAGTCATCTGTGTCTCTTCCAGGAACACCGGCATGTCGCACAGCGTATGTAAAAGCACTTCCCAGGCTACGGTCGTCCGGTCGAAAGTCCTGACCAGGCGCCCCGGGTTTCCCCAGATAGAAGCCGCCAACTCTTGCCCGGTCGTTTTGCCGATGCCGGCCTGGTCTGAAACCACTTCCACAATGAAGCCGTGGATTTCCAACCGGCCTTCGGCGTGAAAGAGCCGCATCAGCGGACCGGCGCAGGAAGCGCCGATTAAAAACCCGGCCAGAGGGTACTTTTTCACCGTCTCAATAATCAACCGCTTTTGTTTTTCAGCATCCCCCTTCGTATGAAATCCATTGACCAACTCCTTTTCACTGCTCTTAATCGAGGATGTCCAGTCCACCCGGCTGTCCGTCCCGGTGTCGTCGGCGCCGGAAACACCATCTGCTTTTATGCCCCCATCAGGTACATCTGATACCCCTATAGGTATATCTTTTTTCACCACCCGGCTGCCCAGGACAAAAATTTTCTTGTGCCAGCCGCAGCGGGTAACCACCTGCTTTAATGGCAGCATCTTCAGGTCTCTTAAAGCGGCCAGCCATCTCAAGAGCCCCCGGGCGTTCTCGCTGTCTACCGGCAAACCCGCGGCCGCGGTGGAAGTCAGTTTCACCTTGTCAAACAGGGTTGTCGCCGGAAAAGCGGTCTTATTCCAATTCCCGTCACTATTAAAGGCCAACTCGTAAGATGTCCCCTCGTCAGCGGGGTCGAGCGGTTTTTGAACGCAGGTGAGCACTACCGGGATGGGGAAGCGCCTCTCTACGGCCTGGCTGGGACCGGTTTCCCCCTGCCTGGTGACAAATTCGAAAACACCTTCTTCACTTATTTGCCAGCCAGCTGGTATAGGCATATCCGCTGGGCAGTCGTCCAAAACTTCCTGCAGCGACGGCGCCTCCGAACGTTCCCCGGGCCCTGCGGCCCTTATGTGAATCCTCAATCGGCGCTTTTCTTCCCTGACGGCCTGGTTTAAATCGGCCATACTAACCTTGCCCTTCAAGGCCATTTTCACCTGCGCCAGTTCCGGCGTAGATAATCTGGCCAGGCTGTCTAAAACCGGCTGCGTGAACACGTCGGCCGGGTTTTCTCTCACGGCTTCAATAATCTGGTCCGCAGTAAGATATATCTCCTGTTTGTCTTTTGACCCGGCTATATCCTCCGGCGCCGGCGGCACCGCGGTATTAAGCGCAGCCTCAAATACAGTCCTAAATTTATCCGGGCTATCCGCATAAGTCTTATGAAGTTCATTTGGATCCTTATAACCATCAATGCTGAAAACCAGGATTTCGCCTTCATACCCGGCATTTGTAAGTAACCTGGTAATGCGCTTTACAAATATTTGTCCAGCTTCGTCCGGCTCGCGGTGCAGGTACACCTTCTTAAAAGGTTTAATGTACTCTGTCCAATCTTCTTTGAAATTCCTTGCTCCCGGTATCCCAAGGGCCGGGTAGCCATGTAGCCACAAGGTCTGTGTATCCGATTCCCCTTCTACTTGGATTATAAAAGACGGGTCGTTACTCGGATTATTACTGGGAAAGAGGTCTAACCGGTCGAGCCCATACATTATGAGCTTCGATTTAGGCGGCCACCAGAAACTATTCCACCTCCGGTATCGTACCAGGGCTGTTGGACCATTCGGCTGTTGGACCTGCGGACTTCGCCGTGCCTCCGTACTGGTGGTAATTGGAGACGCGGACTTCGCCACTTCTTTCCCTGCTTCATGATTTTTGCCGTAATAAGGGATGCATACCTTATCGCCATCATCCCAAATGCCAAGACTCTTTAGGAACTCTATTGGTAGTTTCTTTAGTTCGGAATAATCCTTTAAAGTAAAGGGTCTATCTTCGTTTTCAGAAGGCGACTCGCTCTCAATTGAGTGCATTGTGGGGGGCGCCTTCTTTGATTCCCCAGACTGAGTAGTTTTACTTATCCCGGCGGTTTCGCTCCGCCTGTCCCCCGGCGGCTTCCTCCGGGACGTATTCTGCTCTTGTGCCGGAATTCCAAAATACCGGACGATGAGTTCCGCTGCTTCTTTCGATTCTCTGGCTAATCCGGCGGTGATAACCAGGTCGATGTTTGAACCGCTCGCGTTACACCCGAAACATTTAAAGATATTCTTTTCATCGTCAAAAAACAAAGATGGATTGGTATCTTCATGGAATGGACATAGCGCCTGCCAATTGGTCCCAACCTTCTCTGGATTTATTCTAGCGAGACTTCTGGCGACGTCTAAGATTGAGACTTTTTTAGCTGCTTCGAAGAGGTTCATGTTTTAACCTCCCCTTTCTAGGCGCTCTTCGCCGCCTTCTCCAACCTGATCCCAAGCTTCCTATATACTTTGCGCCTGACCCAATATTGGGCCTGCAAAACCCCTATCTTTTCATCTACAAAGTCAAACACCACCACTTCCTTTTTTTCGGGATAGGGCCGCTGAATACGGCCCACTTTCTGCTCCACCTCGGCCTGGTTGCGACCGCCGGCCACCAGGAACAGCCGGTCCAGCCGGGGGATGTCCAGCCCTTCCTTAGCGATATCCACGGCAAAAAGAACGTCCAGCTCGCCGGTGTTCATGGCCGTGAGGATCTCCTGCCGCTTTCCCTTGCCCAGTTTGCCGTGAATTACTTCAACCCGCAGGTCCGGCCGCCGGGACTTAAGCCAGGCGGCTAACTCTTCGCAGTGGCTCACCCGCTCAGAGAGCACCAGAGAACAATGTCCTGGGCATTCCCGGGCCAGTGTGTCGATGATCAGCCGGTTGCGCTCCGGGTCCCTCAAAACCTCGCCCAGAATGTCTCCGAACGGGATTGCCGGGGGCTTCCAACAGTTTTCTTTGTAGAGCGCCGCCCTCTGCTCGCATCTCTCCCATGTCTTGGACTCGCAGGACGTCCGGATTACCCGCAGCTCGGGAACGACCACCCCGCCGGCGGCTTCGACCTGGCCGCGGCCGATGACGTACAGCGTCGGTCCGATGACCCGTTCTGTGATGACCTCCAGGCCGTCGGCACGAGCAAGAACGGCTGTCAGTCCATATCTATATTTTGCCGGAAGTTGATTCATCACAGCAGTCCAAGACGTGGCTGGAGAGTGAGCTGCCTCATCAATAACCACTGTTCCCCATTTTCCAGCAATCCCCGTCAAGTCCGTCCTGACCATCTTCTGTATAATACCTACAGTCAGCCGCGGTCCGATTTTCTCTCGCCTGGCGCCCAGCATTCCAATTTCCCCCTGGAGAATCCCCAGCGTCTGCGCTGCCCGGTTAGCAGCCTGTTCCGCCAAGTCCCGCGTATGCGTCAGCCACAGCGCCGGCTGCTTCAGCCTGGCGATGACCTCCAGGCCAATTTGTGTCTTTCCGCTGCCGGCTGGGGCCTGGAGGGTCCCCTGGGTGGCCTTGAGCAGGGTTTCCACCGCTGGTCTCTGGTAGCTCCGCAGACTGATTTTCGAATTAAAATTGACCGGCGGCAGGGTTACCCTGGTGTCGCTCAGTTGGTAGGCTGCGTCATGCTGTTTTAAAAGCTTCAAAAGCTGCCCGGCGTAGCCCCGGGGCAGACTCAAAATCCGTGTATCCCGGTCGAATTCCCATAGGGCTATCCGGGCCGGAATTCCCCTGGTGCTCCGGTCGTATTTGAGCGCTTCCCGGTAGGCCGGATTATCCAAGACCATATCTTTGCAAAGTTGCTCCATTAACATGGGCCACTGGGTTTTAGCATCCAGGGGAAGCTGTAAGCGGATTTTGTTGTCGATAGTGATGTTAAACATTAAATATCTCCTTTATGCTATTTTTTTCGTTTCCCTGGCTGTCCCCAACCGCCTCAGCGCCTCATCCCGGACCGCGGCCGGGATGCTCTCCCGCCAGGTAATGTCGTCCACAATCTCCCTGATTTCCAAAAACTTTGATTCACCTTCGGCTACCAGCAAAGACAGGAAATGGTTCATCCGCTCTTCCCGTTCGGCCAGCTGGGCCAGGTGGTCCCGGCTCAGAACCTCCGTCCCAGGCTGAGCGCAGGACAGCCCAATGAGCTCCGCTTTTATCCCGCCCAGCGAAAACTCAAACAACGCTACCTGGATAGGCCGGTAGAATTCTTCCGCCTTCGCCGTCGTGCGGCTCAAGGCTCCTGGGTTACAGAACCACACCCCGTCATTCCGCCGGCGCAGGCCAAAGCCGATATGTTCATGAGCTCCTAAAATTACGTGGGCGTCAGTCTTCACCTGGCTAATCAGAGTATGCGCTACCTCGTAAGGCAGTGGTTTTTCTACCAGCATCCCGTGCACCACATGGACCTTGAAGCCGTCTATCCGGCTTACCCCAGTCTGATAATCCGCCGGACTGCGGTCAATGTCGTGGTAAAATCCCTGGCCGGTGAGGTAGACCGTCACTTGGTTTCGGAGCACAACGGGTTCTCTGCTTAAAATTTGCACCAGATTAATCTGGTCCAGAAAACCCAAAACTGAACGATTCAGAGTATCCAAATTGTAGCCGTAGATTTCATGGTTGCCCGGACAGACGTAAATTTGGACCGGGCACTCGGCCAGGACCGCGGCGAATTCACCAGCTACTGCATAAGCGGTATCCGGTCGATCGAAAAGATCCCCACCGCAGATAATGGCGTCGCAGCTGTGTTTAGCAGCCAGGTAGAAGACTTCCCGGAGTTTCATTTTCAAGGCTTCCGGGTAGTCGTCTACCCGGGCCCGAGGGTTGGTACCGCGGATGTGACTGTCACAAAAGTACAACAGACGAATCATATTTCCCGCGCCTCGCTTTCGCCATTTTTCAAAGTAACCATATAAGATCTGTCCGCCGCTTCTGCCAACTGCTCGGCATGGGTGATTAAAATAATTTGTTTTTCTGTTTTGGCAGCGTACTGCTTGAAAAAATAAGCGAGATTAGGCAAGTATTCCCGGGAAACCATTTTTGCCGCTTCATCAAAAATTACCGGTCCGCCGGGTTTCGGCCTGACCAATTCCAGCATGGCCAGACGCAGGGCAATAGAAATTACGTCGACAATACCGCCGCCGCGGGAATCCTCCGGACTGGCCGCCACTTCAAAGTCTCCGTACTGCGATATAACCTGCCATTCGGCGGCCGGCTGCCCGCCCACGGTCCGCAGATTGATCCGGAAGGTGTAGCCTTCCCCGAAAACGGTTATCAAGGCCGCGGTAACTGTTTCTTCAATGCGCGTTTTCAACTGTTCCCGGGCGTATTCGCTTACCTTTGCGAAGAGAAGTTGAACCTGCTCCCATACGGTAATATCTTCCCTGGCTCGGGTTAACCCGGCTTCTTTGGCTTCCGCCTGCCTCTGCAGCAGGTTCCTGGCGCCTACGCCGGCAGCGTAGGCGCTTTTCATCCGGGATAGGGAGGTTTCATATAATGCAATCACGGTATCACTCCTAACCCCGGTACTCGGCCGGAATCAACTGCTCCAGCTTAACCAAATCAGATTGAATCTGGGTATCCAATTCCGCAATCGTAGCATCCAAATTTTCTGGTTCAAATCCCATGCTTTTAATTTCCTCGACGATAGCATCCCGTTGCTTCTCTAAGCTTTCCTTGGTGGCTTCCGCTCTGGCCCGGTCGGTTTTAGCCTTCTCCAGGGCAGTCTTGATGCTCTGTAAACGGACAGCATAATTGTTGGCGGACATGGTTTAAACGACCTCCTTTAATTTAAATTGGTTAATTTCGGCGCCGCACATTGGACATACTCCAAAACTGACTAAAACGTCCTGGTATTTGTCCTGCAAGGTTTGAACCATGGCGGCGCATTCATTAGCCGCGGTGGCCATGTCGGCCGCGTCCCGGCTTAGGCGCTGCAGCCCATCCTGCTTCGCAATCAGGAAATCAAGCTTTCCGTATCTTCCTTCCAGGTTTTTCAGGACATTCTCGGCAGTGGGTATAAACGTCAGCCGGTCAATTTTTTTAACACAAAGTAGAAATTCAGAATTGACATTTCTAAAATTAGCGGCCAGCGGACACAGATTAACTAACTGTTGTACTTTGTCGCTCACCAGCGCCGCGGCCGGTCCGGCGTCAATTATCGGATGTAAACGATTAATGGCAAGAGCATAAAGTTTAATCTGCCGGTTTACATTGTCCAGGTTGCCGGCGGCCGCCCGGAGCCGGGAGGACCGTTCGACGGCCACTGTGGCAAGGGCGTGTAATCGCTCTGCTTCTAAGATAGCTTCCGTTTTATCCAGAACGGATTCCGCGCTCCGGATTCCCCCTGACTGTTGTTTCGAACCTTGCCTGCAGATTTTTCAAAATATCCAGGGCGCCTAGCATCAATCTTGGACATCACCCAAACTCTGGTCGGCTTCGATTATTCCGGCGGTTCTGGTTAAAATATCCTGGGCAGCAGTTATCCCGGCAGTGATTTCATCAAGTCTTTTGTCTCCCGGCGATTAACCGGTCTTGTTGCATTGCTATTATCTCAACCCTGCCGGCGGGCGTTTCTGCCGCCAGGATAAACATTTCCAGACTGTCGATTATCGCAGCACAGAATTTAATCCGCTGGTCGGTCTTTTGCAGATCCCCCTGCAGCTTTTCCAGCCGGTCTTTTTTTTCCTGGTTTTCCTTTACCGCGGCCAAAAGGGCGCTCACCTGGGTAATGGTACTTTCTAGCACTAGCAGATAGTCGTACTTTTTCAACTCCTCACGGAGCCCGGCAATTTCAATATTCAAGTTTTTTTCATCCTGGCGCCGCCGATACAAATCCGTATTCAACTGCTTTGCCGCAATGTCTACTTCCTCAGTACCGGCCAACTTGCCCAGGATTTTCGCCTTTGCCGGAGCGGAAACATGTTTACCTAAAAACGGCCCCTCCAGTTGCTCAGCAATATTAAGATTAATGTCCATATCTCCCACAGTAACCGGCCTAATTCCCAGGGTTTCCTGTATTTCTAACGGCACCGTGTCGCCGAACCCCTCAAACACATGTTCCTTGCCCGTGGCATCACGGAGGATATAGCGGTTGAATCCTTTCCGGCTGCGCTCGCGGATTACCTGGCAACCATTAACCAGGGAAACGATAACTTTGGCCTGGTTAGTCCCGACGCGGATGAAATCCGTCCCCCGGGGTTCGTTGTAAGCCACCCAGCGGACGGCTCGGAATACGGCTGTTTTTCCATTGTCGCTGGGGCCAATTATTGTAGTTAACTGCCCTGTCGGAGCAAATATAATTTCGCTATTTGCGTGGCTCTGGAAGTTCTTTATTTGTACGGATTTAATTGCGCTCATCTTATTGCCCTCCTTTCAAAAACAAATCCACATTTTCTAAATTCGCTATCTCCCGGCACCGGGGCAGCGAATTTAGAAACCGGCGCCCGTACCCTTTCGATTTTATCCGGGGGTCCAGGATAGCTATGATACCCTTGTCCCGCCGGGTCCGAATCAGCCGTCCGAACCCCTGCTTTAACTGGATGATTGCTTCCGGCACCGAGTATTCGAAGAAGGCATTTCTACCAGCACGTTCGATTGCTTTGACTTTTGCTTCAGTAATCGGGTCATCAGGAACGGCAAATGGGAGCTTGGTTATAATCACACAAGATAACGCTTCTCCTTCAACTGAAATTCCTTCCCAAAAACTATTCGTGGCGAACAGCACCGAATTGAACATCTTCCTTAAAGGCTTCCAGGAGCCTTTGCTTAGACATATCCCCCTGCTTTAAATACCGTCCACTTCAAGCCGGCCGGCAAGGCGGTCATCGTACTTCGTTCATGCCCTTGTACGACGTAAACAGGACAAAGGCCCGGCCATCGGTTTTCAAAAGTATGTTTTCGATAAACGGCGGTTACTTTTTCGTGAAAATCGACCGTTTTGGGATCCGGGAGCCCCGGGGGCAGATACAAAAGACATTGATTATGGTAATCAAATGGGGAATCTACCTGTAACTCGGTGGCATTGGCGCAGTCGACAGCCTGCTTGAAGTAGTTAAAGTTTCCGCCGGTGGAAAGAGTGGCCGAAGTCATAATTATCGTCCGGATATCGTCGTTTTCGAACAGCGCCTGGGAAAGAATATCCGATATGTCAATGGGGGTTGCGTGTAGAGTTACGCGCTGCCGGCCCGAGCGGGCAATCTCTGCCCAGAAAACTTTGTTTTGGTCGCCGGCGTCCAGAATCATTTCCAATTCCTCGTTGAAGTTTTTCAGGCGCCCAAATAATACTTCTTCCCGCTCACCGGTATAACCAGAATCAAACGTTGAAATAGCTCCCCGGACCGCCTTGATAAGGTCGTCGTCCCGGGAACTCAGCACAGAATTCCCGGGCAGTAGGAATTTATCTTCCCGACTAAGGGAAGAAACGGCCTGAAAGAAAATCTCATTCGCGGCCAGGGCATCCTGAACGGCTTCCAGGTTGCACCCCGGGCGCTTTTTCAGTTGGCCCAGGAGATTCGGGAGCCTCAAGGACGATATTTGTGTGCCCATTACCTCGCGGGCTATATCCTCTATTTTGTGGGCTTCATCAAGGACTACCACCTGATATTCCGGCAGCACCGAAGCAAAGCCGTCGCTGTCGTCTTTAATCATCATATCAATGAAGAAAAGCGCGTGATTGCAAATGATGAGATCGGCGTGCTGCAGCAGGGTCCGGGCTTTTACGTAAAAACACTTTTCCAGCCGCGGACATTTCTTACCCAGGCAGGTATCGTCGGCACAAACCCGGCCCCAGATTTCTCCAGGTTCTGTTGACAACTCCGAGCGGTCNCCTGTTTCGGTTTCTTCAGCCCATTCGGCGATGACGGATATCTTCTCATTCGCCCACAGCGCCGCCTGCCGCATCTCTTCATCAAGTCTGATCAGGCAGAGGTAATTCCTCTTGCCCTTGGCTAGGCGGGCTTCGAAACTGATACCCAGGACGTCCTTTAAGAACGGGATATCCTTATTCATCAGCTGCTCCTGCAGGGCGATGGTCCCGGTGCTAATTACTGCCCGGCCGCCGCGTTTCTTTATGTTCTGGATTACCGGCGCCAGGTAAGCGAACGATTTTCCCGTACCGGTGCCTGCCTCACTAACCAGGTGCCGTTTTTCAGCTAGTGCCTGCTCGACGGCCAGAGCCATCTTTATTTGCTCTTCACGTATTTCGCAGTTGGCCACCCGGGAGGGCAGAGTTTCCCTAAAAAACTTCTCCGCTGGTGAGAGTTCCCGCTTCATTGAAATAAGTTTCTGAAACAGAGCGTCTATATCAACTGCTGGTATTGACACTTAAAACCAACCTTTCTTGAAGGAGAGGGGGTTTTAACCCCTCTCCTTTAGATGCTGTCCCAAACTGCGTCGCCGGTTTTCGCGGCGTTCTTCGCGGCGCCGTTGCCGCCGGAAACTGCCGTATCTGCCGCCCCGCCGTTTTCCGCCGCGTCTCCGGTCTCGTAGTCGTCCGCGGTTATTTCTGCTTTGGTCCAGGACTCAACGAACTTCTGGCGCATCTGGTATAGACGCAGGATTTCCGCTGGCGGAATTTTGCCGCCGTTCTTGGGTTGAATGACCGAGTAAGCGAAACTCTGTGTTTTACCGGGCACCAGGCGCAGGACGACTTCAGCAGCCAGGTCGGAAATGCCCTGTGTCGCCCGGGCGCTGCAGTAGTTGTCCCATGGGCTGATAGACGTGGGCGGCAGCGTCACTAAGATAGGGAGAAAGCCGTCCTTTTCCACAAGGTAAATCCGCCGCATTTCCTTACATGCCTTTCCCCGTCGGTCCTCGTCCTTGCTGCTGGCCGAACCCCACTCATCCCAGACGCAATCCCGGCAGGACCGTTGGTTACCCTCGCGGTTCGTGCCAGTGACGCAGTCTAGAGAGCTGCACAGTGGAATGTTTTCCCCCTGCTTCCAGAGTGCTCTGACTTTTTGTTTGTGCAGGATCACGCCTTGCAGTTCGCTGTGAGCATTCCCGAAGGTGTCGGTGAATGTTTGGTTATCTTTGTTTATCTTGTACCTCTGCGGCCGAAAGTCGAATCCCTGCCGACTGGCGTCCAGGTCCTCCTGGACAATTACGGCCAGGGCGCGCTTATCCTCCATGGCCATTCCCGTAGTGTCAACATTCTTGAGAATCAGGTTTACTTGTTCATCTGTTAAGGTTGTCAGCGCAGTTGCTGGATTTGCAGACATCTTTAATTAAACCTCCTTCAAATTTTTACAGTCCGGCTACCAAATTCAGTTTGCCGGCCAGTATCCTGGACACCGCTTTATAAGCCGAAAATTCATTGTATAGGCGGTTCATCTCGAACTGTTCGGAGTTAACCGCGTCCTCCGCTTTTTTAGCCACGTCCAGGGCTGTCCGATACTCCTGGTCCGCGGCCAGGCGCCTGGTTATCTCCGCTTCTCTGGCCTTGTCGTTAGAATACCGTGGTTTTCCGTCTCCGTTGGTCTCGGAGATGACTGCGGCCACAGTAACCTGCCGGGCCAGCTCCAGGTTCGATTTAGCTTCTTCCAGTCGGCGCCGGGCGTCAGCCAGAAGCCCCTCCTGGCGCCGGATTTCAGCGGGAAAGGTGTAGATTTTGTCGATGACGGTATCGATGTTCATTTCATTTATCATCTGCCCCGCGGCCTGCCGGGCCGCTTCCTTGATTGCCTGGATAATGTGCATTTGGATTTGTTCCACTTTACACCACAACCTTTCTAAAGATCGTCTCTACAGGCTTCCCAAGCCTGGTGAACGTCCATCCCTTCATTTCTTCCACAACTACACCCGGTGCGGGCACCCACCCTAAGTAACCGTTTTGTGTCATGCACTTTCTGCATGCCCGGCGCCGCTCTTTGGGTGGGTAAGCCAAAACATCACAATAATATTTGCATGTGTAACAAGAGGCGTTTTCATTTTGTATTTTCACATTATCACCCCTTCTAAAAATTCCCCGGCCCACGGGCTACGGGAGCCAAAGTGAGAAGAGAAGAGAGAAATTTTACGGAAGCGGGCCGGTCCTGCCCCGGCCTGGCCTATTCCCAGCGTCTTTCTACGTCCATTTTGGGGCGTCGTTCCGCATCGTCGCGCGTCGCCGGTTACCCCGCGGGTCATCTTGCCCCGCCGCGCGCTTCCGCAAAAGTTATTTCAACTTAGTAGTTCCGTCACTAGCGCCAAAAATACGCTGTTATTTGGCGGCAAGGGCAGGTGTTCGATATATCCGCCGAACCGCTCCCGAAAAACTCGCGTCTTTGCCGCCTCCGCGATTGCGAACCGGATGCCGCGTTCCACCCGGCTGAGCGTGCTGTCGTACTTTTCGGCAATCGTATTGTACAACCCGCCGGGTTTAGTCATCGCCTTGAGGTATGCGTGATCTTCTCTGATTAGCTCCAAAGCTTCTCTGATGTAAGTAAAGCCGTTGTGATTTGGCGAAAAACCGCTCGTCAGCAGGTATTCGGTTAAATTAACCGCGCTTTTTTTGTTTTCTTGGGGAATCATGCCCACCTTTCCTTTCTGGGTTGCCAGCATAGCTTTGACGTGCTATACTGACAACAGGTAGATTTTCTCGGGAGCCTTTTCAAAGGCTCTTTTTCTTTACAGTAACAGCACCGCCGCGCAGTATTTAATTACCGCCCACATCGCCACGAAGACCGCCGCCCCGACCGCAATTGCAAATGCTTCAGTCGCTATCCTGAACCAGAGATAAACTTCAGCCGCCCTTGCCAAACGTTTCATTAGTTTTCGCTTCCTCCTTCCAGAAAATCGCTCCGCACCTACTGCAAGCGTAAGTTACTTTGTCCACCTTGAACCCTTCCCGGATGCTCATTATCCGCACATCCGGCCAGACAATCAGCTCTCCTTCTATGGCCGGCAAGTCATAGATGCTCGCTCCGCAGCCTGGGCAGTAGGGACCGGTGACTTTTTTCCGGGCCATGACGCTGGCGAACTTCGGGGTCTTGCAAGCTGACACAATGCAGCTTTCAAGAGGCAACTTCGTTACGCCGTATTTGTCCAGAATATACCTCAGCGCCTTCTGCGCCCGGACCCGCATGCCGGTATGTTTGCTCCAGGCCATCTCGCTGACGATTGTTTGAGCCGCCTGGCGGTCATCCAGCGACGGGAACTGATATACTACCGCAGCCAATTAGCTTGCCTCCTTTCTTTACATACTTTTTCCTCCGGCATTTGTCGTTGTGCATTTCCACGATTTCCGCCACATCGCACCACCGGCCCAGGGCGATTTTCAGCGTCTCGATATTATGTTCCACGTCCAAAAACTCCAGCAGGCATCTGATAAATTCTTCCCATTCTCCTTGCGTGAAGTCCCGCCGGTACTGTTTATTGACCGTCAATTCCAGTAGCCGCCCCAGACAGTCCCGCGCTTCTTTCAACTCGCCCACCAGTTTAAGCAGGATACTCGGCGGGTCCAGCGCCACGTTGTTCAGCACTTCGTAACTGTACGTTTTTCCAATGGCGCAATTTTCCCGGCAGTAAACCTGCGTCAGCCAGGGCTGCTTATATTCCCTGGACATGGCCAGGACCACTTCCGGCGGGGGAACGTTTTCTCCGGCTTCGTATTTGCTGAGAGTGCGCGGGGCGATATGCAGCCGGAAAGCCGCCTCTTCGATGGTTAGATTAGCTGATTTTCTAGCATCGCGATACATGGTTTTCATCCCCTTGTTTGTGGTTTAATAAATGGTAGAAGCCTCACAGTTTTATCACTCCACCCCCGGCGTCTTGGCCAGGCGTCGGGGAAAGCTCCCCACCTAAATAGCGATTTACCGAGCCCGGACATCATCAAAACAAATGCAGTCTTCATCGTTGACCTCAACTTCAATCACCTCATCTGGTTCAAGAATATATTCCTTATCTCCCAGACAAAATTCGATTGCATAATTGTCGTTGAGCTGGTTGGTTATAGTTAGCGTCACCTTAACACCCCCCTTCGCTATTCGGGTTTTCATATCCGTCATTCCGATACCTTCGTTTCCACTTTTGTATTTGCCCAGAGCAGGAAGTTGCCCCGGCAGGTCGTGTCGTACTTGTTGCAGGTTACTCCGCGCGCCGGGCAAGCGCCGCAGGACAGTACGATGAACTTGCCGTCCGCAATAAACTCCGGCGTGAGCGACTGTTTCCATTCGTCAAAGTTAGTCGCCATTGGCTGTTATCTCCTTTGCATGATAAAAGACAAATATTTGGTCATCTGAAACGTTTAATATTTTATAGAGAGTTCCTATCGGTAGCGTTTTAAGAAACTTTTTAGCCTCACGCAAACTGGGAAACACCTCTACCACTTTATCACCTCACAAACCCCGCCCATTTCAGGTAACAAATTAAAGCTATTGCCGCTATCGTCACCATTAGCGGTTTGCACCTGGTCCATTCCCACCGGCGCCGGGCCCGGGGCCCCCGCACCTCTAACTGAGGTAAGTTGCGTACCACCGCGTCGTTGATTTTCACTTTGTTGTTACACCTCCGGGATATATCGGACAAAACCGGATTCGTCGCGCTCGATCACAACCTTTTCCTCCTTTTCGTGGTGATGATATTGAGTCCTTTCCTGGTAGTCCTCGAAGCAGTTCTTGCATACATTTCTGGAATGGCCGTTCACAGGGATACGTCTCATTCCCTTGGCCGGCTTCTTGCTGCCGCAAACGTAGCAATAGCGCCAGATTTCCATGTTATACGCCTCTTTTCACTTCTCTGGTAACTTATGCGGTCACCTCCGGCCCTTTCGGGAAGTTGCGATACGCCGTCAGTTTCCGCTGAACCAGCCGCCCCCTCTGGTTGCGCGCCACTTCCCTGGTCGTCAGCTCGTCAATCTTTTGCTGACACTTTGCGCATACCGGCGCCGGGGACGGTTCGCCGCAGAAGGCGCAGTGCATGGTATATGTTCCAGCTTTGAGAATCATTTTGGTTCACCTCCCCTTATTCAGTTTTCAAGGTACACCTGACTGCTAACCAGCAGTCTCCAGCCACTCGAAAAACTTCCTGGTCGATATCCGCCACCGGCGGCCCAGCTTTTTTGCCGGTATGTCACCAGCCCGGAAATGTTCATACAACCTACATAACCCGATGCCCAGTATCTCAGCTACTTGCTTTGGCTCTAATA